CCGATGTCATCAGGAACGTATGTTAAAGTAGTTTGATCTAAAACAGGATTTCCGTTGTAGTAAACTCTAAAAGTTCCAGTTGTAACACCTTCTTGACCTGCAGGAATAAATCTAAATCCTAATCTAACAGAGTTAGATGGAATTTGACCTACAGTTGCAGATTGAGTTGCAACAGTTGAATCAGCAAAAGTTATTGCTGAACCACCGGATGTAGAAAGGACGTTAGTTGATGTAGCAGATCCATCTTTAGAAATTACAAACTGAATAGTAGTTGTATCTTCTGCATGATGAAAACCTATACAATCGTTTGGAACAGATGCTGGATCTGTAGCCCCATCATTTGCTAAACCCACAAAGATGTTTGCTTCTGATACATCTATACTTGCGAAAGATGTTTCGAAAGCTAGTCCTTTTGTTGATTGATAATTGAATACATTAGCTCCTTCAACCATGTTAACATCGTTAGCACTTGGAGAACCATCGTCTCCTAATACTAACCAACCATTAGCATAATTAGCAGCTTGTGTAGAAGCTGCAGCTGTTTCAGTTATCGTCCAATCACTAGCATTGTATTTAACAAAATCATCTTGAAAAGCGAATTCATTGTTATTACCAGTAATAAGAGGTTGTCTTGCTTTTGTAAAAACAGACGAGCCTAGCATTTTACCAGGAACGTTTGTTACACCATTTGAAAAGTGTGTTGTCATATAATCAGCGCCTCCTTTGCGCCA